TATGTATTGGGAGAATCAGTTTGGTCATTATTTTGGATCATGGATTGACCCTCGACCTGGCTGAATTCCATCAACATATCATCGACCACATTGGCCTCTAAACCATCGATGTCATCGAGTGCAGCCGTACGAATTGGGAATTGCACATTCAAGTCTTGCAAAACCAATTGCCAAATGTTGGTCGCTTCAGTTGTTGCTGAACCATTGTTTTGAATGGAATAGCCCCAAGTTGCACCAGCATTGCCGACTTTTGCTCTGAACTGATAGGTTGAACCTTCAGTGGTCACGTTTCTTGACAAACCACGCATGGGGTTGATCAAACGCAATGTGTGGAATACTGGATCGTATGCTGTACGACCACCGACGTTGTAACCGCCACCTGTCAAAGATGAACTTTCCCTCAAATATGCTTGGTACTGGTCATCAGACTCAAACAATTTAATTTCTTTTTCCATTTTGCCTTTTTTGGCAAAATGCTTGAGCTGCTCACGCACCATCTTATTCACTTCACCTTTGATGGTTTTCGCTGGCTTGATGATTGATGGAGCTGTGTTAATTTCAGACAATTTGGCCTCGATGGCTGCCAATTTCTCTGTGGTTGCAACAGAAATTTCTTCTACTTTGGCCAGAGTTTGAGTTTTTACTTCCTCAATCTTTGCCAAATTTGATGCCTCAATGGCATCGACTTTTTCTAGAATTTTATCGACTGACATGATGTGTTCCTTGATTAAAGACGCTTGGATAATGCTTTCAACAATTCTCTGTGCGTTAACGCCTCAAGAATTGAATCGGCCTCGTTGACCACCGCATCCGATTCGCTCGGCTTTGGGGTTTCCTGAATAGTTTGCTTGGCGGCATCACGCTGCTCAAGTATTTTCTTCAGTATTGAAGATGCAGTGGTCGCATCTTTTCGTGAAAATCCTGCATCACGCAGAGTTTTCTCGATCATTCTTGGATTCGCCTGGCCATTGCCATCGAAATACTCAAGATTCATGACTTCCGCTTTGGGATTGTTTGGATACATAACGACAGACACCTCACGCAAACCGCCTTTGGTGATCTGAAAATAGGATTCTTCATCGTCATCATCGCATGGATTGCCATCGGCATCCACCATCATGGCCTCGTCAGCATATGCACCGACAGACACGCCACCAAACATATTGGGTGATTCTTTTAAGACGTTATATAAGTCGGATCCACCGACAGTGCTCAAATACAATTTGCCCTCGGCACACATTCCATCATCATCAAATTGGAATGAATCCCATTGACCGACTGGCATTCCCATGTCGTTGTGATTTAAAAACATTGGCAGTGGTTTGCCAGATTTTGCAAATTCATTGGCCCAGTCCATAAATCCCTCGGGCTGGTAATTGAATTTTCTGCCATCTTCCCCATCCCTTGGCCCCCAAGTGGTGACTTTGGCTGCAATTTTTCCACTAGGTGAGTTTTTTTGGTCTGCCTCTTTTTTTAGACTGACCTTTGCCTCGCAAATTAAATTCAATGTTTGCTTCATTGATTACCCCATTATGTATCGATTGATTATTATCTTGTATTGTAGGGGTTTTCTCGGGAATTTGTGGTAGTTTAACACTAGCCACTTTGATTTGTGAAGTCAAAACCCGAATTATTTTTTTTGTATTGTTCATTATTTGGCTGTATTGATGGCCGATTTTGGAGCCGTTGAACCACCTCCACCGCCAGTGTCCTGTGGACTGGATCCAGCAATTGGATCAATTTTGGCCACTGGTTTACCAGAAATTGGCACATTGGTCTTTGAAATACCAGTTGGATTCAGTGCTGGCAATTCATCACCGCCATCAATTTTGGCCATATTTAAATATTCCCGAGCCTCATTGGGTGTGAATATTCCAGCTGAAACACCAGCAGTGACAAAATTCATTTGATCAAGTGCAGCACCTTTTAAGAAATCTTTGGTGTCGAATCTGAGACACAAATTTGGATATCCCCTAAATAATTGCTTATTGAATTTTTGCTCGATGTTGATGATCATCGGATACATTGTCGTTTTGTAGAATTCATCGAGCAATGTTTGCGTGTTGTTGTATTTGCCCATTTCAAGCCCCAGCAGCTGCGCTGGCACACCAAACAATGCACAAATGCGCTTGGTGGTCTGGTCTTTCAATTTGGCTGCATCAGCATCTTGCAAGGTCAGCATCTTGACTGTTTCAAATGTCATGCCCTGATCAAGCAGCATTCCTTGGCCTGGCTTGCTCAAGTCGGTATCCTTGGATCCAGTCATCGATGCCCACGCCTCTTTTAGCCTGGCTGCAATCTCTTTGTACTTCATGTCTGGAATGACCTGATCTGTCTTAAATAGACCACTGGGCTTGGCACCATTTTGCATAATATAGTTAGCATATAGGTCAATGTCAGTGTCCAATGCTACTAATTCAGTGGCCAAAATACCTTTATTGAAACCAGCCGAGCCTTGCCATGCGGCTTCAGTGATATGAATCACCTGGTATGGCAGCAATGGCTCATCCATGTTGAAACCATATGTGGGTGTACTCATGCGATAGCTTGGATACCGCAAATTGGTCATCTGAACTGTGATCAATGTGGCATCGAGGTTATACATCTCGATTGGGGTCTGCATCGAGTCTTTATTGTCTTTTCTCAAAAGCAATGTAAAACATTCGCCAGCCAAATCTTGCCACATCGACCACTGATACCAAAATTCATATGCGTTTTGGAAATTGTTGGGGTCTTGAATCAATCCCAATACTTGCTTGGCCTTGGCTTTGTCCCTTGCACCAGGCAGATCGGATTTGATGGCATCGACAAATGTGCCATCATCACATTTGTACATAACGCTAATTCCGCACTGGGCCAATGCTCTGGCTTTGACTCCCACGCATGACATGATCGTGCTGTTGCGTGATAGCACCGACATATCCACAATGCGGCCAGCATTGGTGACGCTCGATGTGGTGACGTAAAGTAATTGGAATGCCGAGCCTTGTTGGCCATTCTGATTTGTCCTGACAATCTGGTTTCCCAGCTGTGTTTGGCCAAATAAAGTGTTGGATTCTTTGGTCGTTTTACTCTTGAAAATATCTAATATTCCCATGTTTTTCCCCCATTTTGATCACATAGTATCATTAAAACGAACGAAATCCAAACGAACTTGAGACATATGGGTTGTCCAAACTGCAATGGGCTGCAATGATCATTGCAATAATGCCATCAACTTTGGCCGCTTTGTCAGCCTCGTTTTTTCTGACTTTGATGTTGCCATTGACATCCTCATAAACCTCGCAATTGGACAGCTGCCATCCTAAGAATGGATTACCATCATGTTTGATTTGTTTATTTAATACCAATTTTTCCACATATTTTGATGGATTTGATAACACGCCCATGCCCTGACCCACTTTTTTGACTGGAATGCCAGCCTCATGCAATCTGGCCACCAGACTTGATGCGTTGTATGCGTCATATCCCACTTCCTTAACTTCATATTTTGCACATTCTGATTTGATGTAATCGCTCACTTCCCGATCATCCATCACATTGCCCTCGGTGATCTTGAGAATTCCAGTCCCGACCGCCACTCTAAAAATATCGGCATAGTGTTTGGGTATCAGCTCTAGACCAGCCTCGGGCAAAAAGAATTTGAACTCAGCTCGGTAGTCCAGCTCCCCATATCTCTTTAAAGTGCAAACTGCATTCAAATCTCGAGTGGCTGCCAAATCAAAACCAATAAAAACTGCATCCGGCACTCGATCATCTTCCACTTGGGTGGCCTCATCCCAGAATGTCCGATCCAGCCAGGCACTCTGAGCCGATACGAATATATTCAAAGTCTTGCACAAAAACTCATTGAGTGCAGCTGGTTTGTGTTTGGCCTCCTCAGCCCTCTGAGCAATGGCCTCTTCAAAAACCGATATTCCGTGCATTGGGTTGGCTTTGCTCCAAACCGCTGGATCACGCCAATCATCATTTTGATCTAATGAATACAGCAGCCCAAACCACCGCGGATTGTCGGTGGCCTCGCCATATAGCATGGATTGGTACATCGAG